GCAGAACTCAAAAAAAATTTCTCCCGAAGTTCAGATAAATCGAAAGGAGCTATCAAAATGGCACAAGGGCGCATCACACCAGTAGGATTAATGACATCTAAAATGTCGAAGCTCGAGAAGCAGGTGAGAACACAAATGGAAGCTGAAGTCAACTACACAACACCAAAGAAACCGAAGCCGACAGTGACACTAACCAAAGAAGAGCGCAAGCTATTCAACCGCTTTGTCAAGCTAAACGACTCATTCACAGAAGCTGATAGTACATCACTCAGCCTCTTGACAACAGCTTTATACCGTTACGAACAGATTAAAGAAGCTTTGTCAACTATGGATATATTCGATGAGCGTAACATCACTATGGAACGTAGGATGTTAGCCTACGACAAAGCAATCAGTCAACATATGACTGCATTAAGTATCCCGCTCACACAAAGGCTGCGTATGTCAAACGATTTAGCCAAGGTGATGATAGAAGAAAAGAAACTAGAACAAATGAACGGACAAGCGATGCCAGAAGTGAATCCTGCATTAGCTATCCTAGATAGGAGGAAGCGATGAATAAATCAGTTGAATATGCAACTAAAGTCCTAGCTGGAGAAATAGTGGCACCTGAGCAAGTTCGTCAAGCTTGCAAGAACTTCCTCCATGAGTACAATGTACTACAGCATGACCCAAACTACCTATTCATGTGGAACGATGAGATAGAAGAGGATATTGATGATATTGTCAAGCTATTGAACTTTGCAAGGGGAGCCAAGTCCGCTCAACCTATGTTTCCTAACCTCGCACTATTCCAGTGGTTCATAATCCAAAACACATTTTGTTGGGTATACAAAGAATTTCCAGAAAAGCGGAAAACTAGGGAAGTCATCTTCACTGTAGCACGTAAGAATGCTAAATCTGTACTAAGCTGTATCATTCACATACTGGCTTTCTTCCTAGACGAGGACAACGCTACCCACTATATAGGCTCCAATACTAAGCAACAGGCCAGCATCATCTTCGAGGAGCTTGTGAATATCATAAAGTCAAGTCCTAATATGTTGCCATTGTTCAACATCAAAAAGACTTACCTTGAATTCACACCTAAAAACTGTAAGATTGTAGCCCTGTCAGGTGACGCTTCAAAAGCCGATGGTACGATGGTATATGTAGCTTCAGTCGATGAACTAGGCGCTAGTAATGACATCTTTAAGATGGTCAGTTCGTTAGAAACAGGGCAATTTGGGCCTCGTAATCCGCTCATTATTAAGATTTCTACGTCTTATCCTATCGAAAATGGGTTCAATTACTGGAATGAGGCAGTTGAAGACCTGCGTAAAAACACGTTTGCTGACGATAGGAACCCACGTAAATTCGGTCTTATCTTCACTATTGACAACCCAAAAGAGGTGCAAGCTAACGGTAAGGAACGGTGGGAGGACCCGTCTACATGGCCTGAAGCTAATCCTTTAGTAGCAGAACTAAACGACCTCGCAGAAAAGCTCATGGAGGACTACAAAACGAAGAAGGACATACCAAAGGATTTTTTCTTGTTCAAAGTCAAAAACTTAAATATGTGGATGGGTGCTAATGAAGACGATGGCAACTTCTTTGTCGACCAGCACACACTTCAGAAGAGTAAATTCGAGCCAGCCGGTGACTGGGAATGGTGGAGGAACAAGCGACAGGTCATAATAGGGCTTGACTTATCGTTGTCAAGGGATAATACTGCAGTTACATTCATGTGGTATGACGTAGCAGATGAGCGCCATTATGTCAAGAACCTAGTATTTTACCCTAGGGAATTGGAATCATACAAATCGAAAGCTGAACGTATTCCTTACGCTACATGGGCACGACACGGATATTGTCAAGCTATCGGAGACAGTGTAGTAGATTACGATGAACTTGCAGACATAATCATCAAAATTTGTCAAGATTACAATATCGGCATAGCTTCTGTGGCTTATGACACCAGATACAGTTATACGCTAATTAAGCGGCTCACTGATGAGTTGCCAATGGAAATTGATTACTACAGGGTTGAACAGAACAGCAGAAACTTGGGAGACGCGATTTCTACATTACAGCGCATCGTTTATGACGGCTCTTTCCGTTATGCTCCTAATCCTTTGATGGAATCCGCTTTCGTAAATGGCTTAATTGAGTTCAGACAAGGTAAGCCATACATTCGTAAGGGCTCTATTGACAGGAACAAAATTGATAACTTGTTCAGTTCGTTCAATGCTATGAAAATCAGCATGTACATGGAACAGAATCACCTGTATGAAAGTACCAGGGAATTTTTCGTAGAATTATAAGCAAAGTCACTAAGTTTGACTAGCCCAGTGTATATATAAATAGTATAGAAAGGATGGCTTATATGATACTCGATACCGCTCTTATTGATGTAATAGGCATGAAACAGTTTTATGTGCTGTATCGAAAAGTGGCTGTTGCAGAATGTAAGAAGGCAGGTTTATCACAAAGTCAAACACTAACTAGACTAAATCACGAATTAGAAGCTCAAGGACAGGCAACTGTCACTTTAAGCTTGATTAAATACCTTTGGTGAACAAAACCTTCCATTTCTGTTTACTGCTTTTCGGTTATAGCCCTTTGTCAATGTTCATGGAGTAGGACTTCGGTCCTACTTCTCCCAATGTTGATAATTGAATATTAATTTTCAAGAAAGGAATGACAATATGGGACTTTTCAACAAATTATTTCCACAGCTCGAAGAGCGAGCGGTTTACAATATGACCAACTCGACTGAAACTGTGGTTGACCAACCATTTTCTCTTGACAGTTTGCTAGTTACAGATACTGTTACTGAGGACCGAGTTCTAAAGATTCCAACAGCTAAAGCCTGTGTAGACGTGATTACAAGCACGATAGCACAGATGCCAGTTTACTTATACAAAGAAAACGCAGATGGCTCAATCGAAAAAGTAGTTGACAAACGTATTAACTTACTAAATCACGAAGCTAACGACTTCCTAAACGGATATTCACTAAAGAAAAACATGGTCAAGGATTATTTGCTTCATGGAGCGGCTTACGTTTCCATAGTTGCACCTGCAAACCAGATTCTTGAGTTACACCCGCTTCCAGCTAAGTCAATACTAGTTAATAAACGTATTGCTAATGGCTATCGTGTAGTTGGCGCTGAAATTGTACTGTCTAACTCCGAAAGCGGAGCAATCAACGCAAATTCTAAGCCAGCAAAATTCAAACCTCATGAGCTTATGATAGCACTCGGAGATACGAACGATGGCTTGACTTCTGTGGGAATTATCAAACGAGGACAAGACGTTCTTAAGCAAGCGCTTAGTGAAATGGATTACACTAGTAATTTATACGAGCGCGGAGCTTTACCGCTTGGTTTATTGAAAACTCAAGCCCGTTTGAACGAAACACAAACCAGTGCTTTGCGCGATGCTTGGAGAAACCTATATGGTGGTATCAAGAACTCCGCTAAAACTGTAGTACTACAAGAAGGCATGGAATACCAAGCGCTTTCCATGAATCCTAATGACATTCAAATGAACGAAACAAAACGTAGCACAAACAGTGAAATTTGTAAACTGTTTAATGTACCTGAATCAATGGTTAATAGCACAATCGGTAAACAGTACGTTTCCATTGAGCAAAACAACCTAGCATTCCTCAAGAACACGCTTTCGCCTATACTGGCTTCATTTGAAAGTTCTATGGACAGAGCATTACTATTAGAATCTGAAAAAAGTCAAGGGTATTTCTTCCGCTTCGACACTGGCGAATTAGTTCGCGCAACTGAGAAGGAGCAAGTAGATACATTAGTAAATGCTGTATCTGGTGGTATCTTTACTATCAATGAGGCACGTGCTAAGTTCAACTTACCAGAGCTTGACGAAGAAGAGATTCAACCTACTACACAAGAAGGAGCAGATGTCAATGAAACCGAACCTGAAGCAGAACCAGGCAGTCAATCAGTTGGAACTAAGAACGATTGATGTAGAAATGACTGGCTCCACTCAAGAGTCTGGTGATTTGCTAGTTTCTGGTTATGTAAATCAAACTGGTCAATGGTCTGAGTTACTTGGTCGGGAGCAACGCTTCAAAGAACGTATCGAACCAGGTACTTTCCAAAAAGCTCTTGACAAAGGCAATGATGTTATGTTCTTAGCGGAACATGATAGCTCAAAACTGTTGGCTTCAACAAAAAACGATAGCTTGACTTTACGTGAAGACGATAAAGGTCTTTACATGGAAGCTCGCATCAGTCCTACTAGTTGGGGCAAAGATTATCATACACTGATTACAGATGGCTTATTGACTAACATGTCTTTTGGTATGAAAGTTAATGCTGACAAGTGGGAAAAGCGGAGTGACGGAACTTTCGAACGTTCTATCTCTGATATGCACTTGGCTGAAGTATCTGTGGTCCGCTCACCGGCTTATGTACAGTCATCCATTCAAGCCCGCTCAATTGAGCTGGTAGAACAACCAACTATAACCCTAACGGAGGAACCTATTATGTCTAAAGAAAAACAAATGAAAGAACTACGCGCTCAACTTGAAGCTCTTGAAATTGAAAGTAAAGAAGTTTCTGAAGCAGTTGAAGTTCGTGCTGAAGTCGAAGTTGACCAAGAAGCAGTTGAACTACGCGGAGTAGAACAGTTTATGAAAGGTAACTTGCAAGCGGAGGAAGTTCGTACACTTACAACTTCAACTGGTGCTATCACAATCCCAGTAAGCTTGTCAAATACTATCGTAGAAAAATTAGTTGAACAAGCACCGCTTTTCGCTCGTGCTAAAGGATTCCAACCAGTTTCCGGTACTTTAGAGGTACTACGTGAGTCTGATATCGGTGGAGCTACTTTCATCGGTGAAATGGAAAACGCTACAACTTCTGATTTTACATTCAACAAAATCGTACTTGAGCAACGTCGTGCTGCTACAGCTATCGAATTGTCTCAACAACTTATCAACGACAGCGGAATTGACGTAGTTGGTTATTCAGTTAATGTCTTGACAAAACGTCTTGCTCGTGAAGTTGAAAAATCTGTACTTGTTGGTGTTAAAACTAACAAACAATTCGAAGGTATCTTAGGTGCTACAGCTGAAACAGTTGCTACACATGCTGCTGGTGCTGTATCTCTTGACAACTTAGCTGACTTGACTCTTGCAGTTCACCCAGCTCAATTAGATGGTGCGGTATTCGTTATGAACCGTAAAACGTTCAATCAAATCGCGAAGCTTAAAGACGCTAACGGTCAATACCACATGGTTAAAGATGTTGTAAACGGTAAATTCCAATACAAAATCTTAGGTCATGAAATCCTAGTTAATGACAATATGCCTGCAGCTGGTGCTGGAGTTATCTCAGTAATGTTCGTAAACATGGCTGAAGCATATGCTACTATGATTAAAAAAGGCGCTCAAATGAAACGTATCACTGACGATACTACTCAAGCACTTCGTGGTTCTCAACTATTAATGCTTGACATTTACGCTGACGGTAAAATCTTGAACGAAACAGCAATCAAATTCCTTAAACAAGCATAATAACATTGGAGCGGCTAGCCCGCTCCCTAACTTTAAACTCAAGGGAGATTATATATAATGGCAATCAAAAAACGTTTAGGTGGATTCAAAAACATCTATGTAGCAAAAGTAAAACCTGACAACACTTTCGAAGCTCCAATCGCATTGACTGGTGCTAAAGCAATCGAAGCTGAGTTATCATATGAATCGGTACAATTCTTCGCAGATAATGCTATCGACTATAACGACTACATCTTCAACGGTGGCGAAGGTACTTTAACAGTTTCTGGCTTGACAATGACTGAGTATAACACACTGTTTGGCTCAACTCATGTTAGTGGTACAGTACTTGTTAAATCTACAGATATCGCTCCTGAAGTAGCTATCTTATTCGAACGTAACAAACTAGGAACTCAAGAGAAAGTCCTATATGCTATATACGCTTGCAAGTTCGCTCCTCCAAGCATCAACGCTCAAACTATGGAAGGTGGAGTTGAGGAAGAGCCTGTCGAGCTTCAATTCACAGTACGTGAACTTCCAGATGGTTCAGTTTTCTATATGGCTGACACTGAAACTGCAGCTGCACTAAAAACTGACAACTGGTTTACAGCAGTACAAAAACAATCTTAATAATCATGGGAGCTCCGGCTCCCAATAACCGAAAAGGAGTAAACAAAAATGGCTTCAACTAATACTAACCAAGTAAATTTACTTGAAAAATCAATTACTAGTTCAATTATGGCAATCGCTCAAACCGGTGCTTCTGTAGCCGCTCGCGCTAACTTATTTCAATCTAACGGGTCTACTAAATTCATCGCTGATATGGGTAACTCTGCAGCTACAATCGTTGCTGAGATGGCTTCAGTGTCAACTTCAGATATCAACTTGAAGGAAGTTAATTTCCGTCAAAAGCGGATGGCTTCTGCAATCGAAGTAACTCGTGATGCAGCTGATAACGCAGCTGTTAGTTTACCCGCTCACGTTAGCTCTTTACTTGCTAACCGAGTTATGCTAGGTATCGAAGCTCAAATGTTCAATACTGGCGATAAAGACGGAGCAACTGGTTTACAGAACATCGTCTTGCATAACACTTCAACTACTGCAAAACTTGAAGACATTGGTGTAAAAACTGCTGCTTCTGCTACAGTTGTAACTTATCAAGAGCTTATGGACACAGTTGCTATCTTGACAAAACAACCTGAAAATGTAGAAGGCGCTATCTGGGTAGTCGAGGATATTGCGAAGTTTTCTGCTGTGAAGGATACTGCTAACAGAAACGTCTTGACATTTGACGCTTTACCTGCTGGTGCTATTGGTCGCGTACTTGGTATTCCTGTGTACAAAACTCCCGCTTTCACTGCTGGACAAAAGGTTGCAGCTATCTTGATGAACCCTGCTAAAGCATACGGTGTATCAGTTGCTCAATCCGCTGATGTACAACAAATCAAAGGGGATACAATCCAAGAGCTTAAACAGTCATCTGTTTTCCTTGGTGAAGTATATGTCGATGGTAAGGTTATTAACCCACGAGCTATCGCAATGCTGAAATTCCTGTAAAATCCACATTTTACTAGGTGAAAATCGCCTAGTTTCTGTAAAAAGTAAGGGAGAAAGGGCCTATATGTAGTAGGTCTTTTCTCCCGCTTTTTTTACATTTACTTCAATCTTAACCACTTGTTTTCAGAATCTTCCAATTCTTCTTCAATGGCTTTAAATATCAGTGCTAGTTTATCAATTTCGTACTTGGTCTGTTTCTTCATTATGATGGTCTCACCGCTTGCACACCCCAAATTGTTTTATATACCACCATTATCGGGCCATTCATCAAACGTTCTCTGTTTGCTTCCTTTTGCAAGCGGTTATAAACTTTGATAAACAGATTGGCTGTTTGTATGTCGATTGGCATACCATCCACTTCACCCATTGATTTACTGTCCACGATATTTTGCATTTGCTGTAACCTGTTCATATTAGTAATTCCTCCTTTGTTTACCTACTTATTTATTATATCACCCCTTGAGCCGAAACTCAAGAGGTTTTGAATATTATTATTCAATTGTTTTTGTGTCACCGGACAGCAGATATGTTGTCATATAATCTATCATTTCCAGATAATGGTCATGTGTTGTTTCAGCATACCGTTCGTGGCATTTTAATATCATGTCATAATCCGTTTTGTCAATGATTACATAACAATCTTTGTATTCAGGATTGAACGTTGTTTTGTATCCCTGCACCTCGTCAATCTCTTTTCCTTCTTGGATGATTTGGATAAAGCCACGGTCACCACATTCATTTTGAATGGTGTATACCGGTAAACGGTTAAGGATTTCAGAATCAATGGCTATACCCATCAGCGTGAAATATTCCGATGTTTTTTCATCTTTGTGTTCAGCAAGTTCAGCAACCAGCTTTCGGAAGTTTTTCAATTTTTCTGTTGACATTGTTTTGATTTCGTGTTTTGCTTCGTTCGTTAATTGCATCATTTGTAATTCCCGCTTTCTATTTCGTATTTGATTACTTATTAATTATAACAAAAAAACCCTGCAAGCGCAAGGTTTTTGAATATTAATTTTCAATTTGTTTTAATGCCATGTTCATTTTTTCCACATATTCGGTCATAAAGTCAACATCTACAGATTTCTCATATGATGTTTGTAGCAACGTGCGATAAGCTGCTACGAACTTTTGTTCCGGTCTCTTTGGGTCAAGGTTCGTTTCAACCACGCGAGCTTTGAACAGCATTGTCATTACGTGCATTGGGTCATCGTAATGCTTGAGCATTTTTTTGCTTTCATAATCCGCTTTCACATCATCAAAGAATTGGCTATCTTCATTTCCTTTTGTCAAGAAATGATTGGCTGAAACAAGCGTGTATTGCGCTTGAGCTTTTTCATCGTCAGGATGAGCTTCCAGAATTGAGTTAAGGTCAACTTTCCAATCGAACCGCATTAGCTCCCCTTCATAATCAGAAACTTCAGCCGCTTTCACTGTTGGCTTGACTTCCTTTGGCTTTTCTGCTTCAGGTATATTCCACAATCCAATAGCTACGAGCCATAAAGCTCCTACCACTATCAGACCTCTTTTCATTTTTTTGCTCATTTTCTTTTTTGGCTCTTGTTTTTCAGTCATTCGTAATTCCTCCGCTTTCCTATTGTGTATTAAACCAAATACGGAAGGACGTTGTTGACGAATGCTACAGTTGTAACAGCGAAACCAGCTGCACTTGCAAGCGCCACGAATTGTTCAATTGTGAATATCCAGACCATCATCATCAACCCCTTCCGTATCGTATAATTAATTATAACATGATAGGGCTTAAGTTGCAAGCCCTATATTGAATTATTTTATAACGAATGGTGTGGTATGAAACCTGCCATCCTTTTTGTTGTTGCCATGCAACGTTTCAATTTCAAAGCGGTACGTTCCCGCTTTCGAGAAATCCTTACCACGTCCTGAAGTAAATGTCAAGTATTCTTTTTGTTCCGGTTTTAGAAATGATGTTGTGAAGAATTCCGCGTCATACCATTTGCCACGTATAAGCTTTTGTGGTGTTATCCATGATGAGGTATTGTACGCATTGTCATCTTTAACCGCAAGCTTGACAACAGAGCCAAATTTATAATTTTCCATTGTGGTGTTAGCAGATATCCCATTGAGGGAGGTGGCTTGAGCCACCTGTACCGTCATTCCAATTGTCAAGAAAGCTGCAGCTGCGAATCCAAGTTTTTTAATTTTCATATTAGTACCTCCTCAACGGTTGGCCCGCTTTAATATAACATGCTGTACACCAGAATTTATCCCGTGAATGAGGTCCCCAGCATCCAACACCTTCGTTTTCCTTTACCCATTCAGTTGGCGTTTGTCCAGCACGTTCCGCTTCCACCCGATATTCCGATAATTGTTCAGGTTCCTTTTTGCATCCAATACACGTTACTTTGCTCATTTTGTAAAACCTCCATTTTGTAATTTGTTTACCTTACTAATTTATTATATCATGTCCTGCGCCGAAGCGCAAGACATTTGAATATTAATATTCAATTATTTAATTTGTTCAACGACAGCAATTTCGTCCCAATTTTCGTTTTCATAATCATCTTCATTCCAACCCACGCGGTAAATGTTGCCATAATCAATATTGAATCCCATATCCTTAAATTCTTTTACCGTGTAATAAATTCCTTCACCCGTTGTGCCATCCGCTTTCTCGGCACGGAAATGGCCATCCTTCATGATTTCGGTTACTTCGAATGTTTCCGATATGATATTTTCTTCATCTTCCGTACCGATGAGCTTTTGTTTACCCATGTATATGTCCGATGTTTTTTTATCCATTTGGATAGCTGTCATTTGTTCATTTTGCAAATTGTTTTTTATCATGATGGTTTTCAATTGATTCATTTGAGCTTTTTGTTGTTGTGCGATTGCGATTTGTTTATCAGCCAATTTGTCCGTTGTTACAGCAACCCCGCTTGCATACCCACCGCATAATCCCACGAATAATGTTGTTCCGATTGTTAAAGCTTTGATTGATTTTTTCATTTTGTAATTTCCCCATTTCAATGTTTTTTTGTGTAGTTGTTGTTTACCTACTTATTAATAATAACATGTATATGCTTATTGTGCAAGACTTTTTGAATATTAATTTTCAATTATTTTTTAAAAAAATGAAAAGCGGCCTGGAGACCGCTCCTCATGTTTTGTCAAGAATTATTTATTAACAAGAGTATAATCTTTGTTCAACGTTGTTCCACGTTTCACATTTAGGTGAGCGCCGTCAAGAGAAACGTTTGTTCCCGCGTCATATGTTGAACCGGCAGCAATCGTGTGTTCCACACCGTCAATCGTTACGATATATGTTTTTGCACCGGAATAGTTGGTGATAACAAGCTCCCATGTGTTGTCAGGGTTTTGTACCTTGTCAATTACCAAATCCGAACCGTCAAGAGCTGTCGGTGTACCGCCAATCATGTTAATTGCTTCATATTGCGGTGCTTCCGGTTCTTCCGGTGTTGGCTCCGGGTCTGGCGTTGGTTCTGGGTCCGGTGTTACCTCCGTACCGCCCTCATTGCCTAACGCAGCATCAACCGCAGCTTGGTCGGATGATTCAACCGTTCCCGCTTCATTCACAGAAGCTTGCAATTCTTGTGCATCTGTGTTAGCTTCCTGTAATTCTGCTTGTAAACGTTGGATTTCTTTTCCAAGTGCTTCACCGTCAGCATTTGACGATTCCAAATCCGCGTTTGCTTTGTTTAAATCGGCGGTTAATTTGTCGATTTCAGCATTTTTCGCGGTGATTTGTGCTTGCAATTCCGCTATGTATTCTGTGTTGTCGCCACCCTCGGCAATCAATTTGTCAATTTGCTCTTGCAATTTTATTTTGTCCGCATTTAATGTAGCGATTTGATTTTTCAATCCGTTTGCTTTCGAGATTAATTTTCCTTCATTTGCTTTGAACGTGGCATTCGACCCTGTTAATTGTGCAATTTTGTCTTTCGCTGCGTCGATTGCGGAACCACCGTCCCATGTGTACGCCACCCCTGTAAATACTGCTGCCGATACTAATGTTGATGCTACGATACCTTTCAAACCCATGTCTAATTCCTTCTTTCGTAATTGGTGTTAAACAACGCGTTGTTGTTTACTTATTAAGTATATCATGGTTATTAACATTCGTCAACAGGTTTTTTCAAAATGTTTTAAAATGTTTTTTCATGATTTCCGTTTCGGTAAACGTTGTTCGTTGTTTACTTATTTATAATATCATGGGCCCAATGATATGTAAACAGGTTTTTTCATTTATTTTCATATTTTCGTAAATTTATCAAAAAAGTCGTGTTTCTTCATTATATACATTTAATTTCATGGGCATGAAAAATCCGGTAACAAATGTCTTGCAAACCGCTCGCATACATGATATTATAAATATATCGAAAGCGACACATTAAGCACATGGAAAACAAATTGAAAATAAATATTCAAAACCTCTTGTGCTAATCCGCTTTCGATGATATAATAAATAAGTAATCAAATACAAAACACTTTGGAGGAATTACAAATGAAAAAATTTGAAATGACAATTGCTGGAGAGACATTGAAATGGGAAGAAAAATCACACGCACAAATATTCCGCAACTTTTGGAATCATTTTCTTGACAAAGATATCGAAAAAACAATTGAAATAATTGAATTGACAAACATACGCACATCTGAAACGGAATATTTCGTTGCCAAAAACGGGTCGAAAAAACGTAACATTCCCGTTAAAGAAAACTATTGGATATACACGCATTTGGCACCGATTGCCATGCAACGTGTATACGATAAATTCAAATCCGGTATGGAAGGTACATATAACAAACCGGAACCGAAAGCACCGGCACCAGTGGACGATTTGACCGCCGAACCGGAAACAACGGATGATTTGGCACCGGAAATCACAAACGAATTGATGGTGATACCGCCAACGGACGAACAAACGGAATTGCCAATCGTTGAAAAAACGCCGGAAGAAATCACAAAAGATGAAATAGCGCAAGAACTTTTTGGAACAGATTTCATGGAACTTGTGCCAACGCAAAAACGAAAAGTGACAATTGCTTACAAAGAATCGTTAAAACCAAAAGAAGAAACAATCGAATCTTGACAAAACTCGGATAGGGTCTAATGACCCTATTCTTTTTATTTGAAAAAACCTGTTGACGAATGTTTCAAATGGTGTTATAATAATAAAGTAAACAAATACGAAATACGGAGGAATTAAATTGCATAATACCGAAGAAAAACCAAGATATTTTTTAAACCGCTTGACAAAAAACGTATACATATTGAATTTGGATGAGGACGAATTGTTGGACCCATTCAATTCCGATTTCGACATGGGAGCAGATATATTAGTAAAAAATGAATATTCGGAAATACCGGAATCGTTATACAATGATTTTTATAACGATATGAAATTGGCCATGGAAATGGAAGAAATTGTGGGAGAAATTACTGCATTTGCAAAAATGGCTCAAAAAATCAACAAATTGTGGGAGGAATTGCCACAAGAAGCCAATGATATATTGGCCACCGAATATCCGTTCGGTGAAGCATTTGACGAGGTGACAGATAAAATATTATTTTGGAAAGAAACCTTGACAAATAAATAAAAACGTGAGCGGGAGCGCAGTCCGCTCGCGCTCCCGAGCATTTTAAATTGTCGGAATATTTCGAATATTTCGAACAAAAGGAGGTAGTATGTGAACCTTTTCACAATCTTTTTTACTCATCAATTTATTATATCACATTCGGTGAAAATTGTCAACAATGTTAATTTTTTCACAAACTTGACAAAAACACGATGCACATTTCGTGCATCATGTCAATCATTTTTATTCAAATTCGATTCCGAGTTCGTCCGCAACAATTGCGTAATTTTCCGATACACCGCCGGAATCAATATCGTCAACATAATTTAAATAATCGGTCATGTTTTCGATTTCCGTTTTGTGCGTATCAATTTCGAAATTGTGTTCATTTTCGAAATACATATCGACAAAATTGTCAATAACAATTTCATCATTTGACGATGTAATAATTATCATTGTCGGTACATCACGTTCGGTCATAAAATTTATGTATGCGTTTTTCATGTTGTTGAATTGTTCGATTTCGTTTTTCATTGTGTATATTCCCCGTTTCATTTGTAATTTTTTGTCGGTGTATTTCAACCGATAATTAATTATAACATGAAAGCAAAATAACGTCAACGGTTTTTGAAAATTAATATTCAATTATATTAATATATTAAAAAACACGATACACAAAATGTGTACCGTGTCAATAATTTTATCGTTGTCCGTATGTCATTTTCAATCCGTATTTTTTCAATTCGACACGCAACGCATTTTCACGCGATTTGTCGGTGAAAAATTTCCATGAATCATATGAAATTTGTGCATAATCGTCCGCATTGTGTATTAAATCGGATTCGGACGCGTCGTATTCATCATGCAATTCATCAATCAATACACCGTCATACACGCGGTAACACGCATGTGATAATTTGTGAATGTAATATGTTTCATTCAAATACCGTTGCAATTCGTCAACATCACCGCCGACACGATTCAAAATGATTATTTGTATCATATCGTTTTGATTTTGGAAATATTCGGCAATTTGTGCATTTTCATGTTTTGCGAATTGTTCCGTTTGTTTGTACAATTCCCGTAAAACCGACATCGGCATTGCGGTTTGATAATCCAAAAATGTTTGTTCGTTAAATGAAATTGTGTTCGTCATTGTAAATCCCCGTTTCATTATGTAATTTATCGGTTATCCCGATACATTAATATTATCAAATTTATTAACATATGTCAATAAAAACATTGAATATTTATATTCAATAAATGTATTGACCGCAATGGCTGTACGTGTTATAATGAATTATAAACAAAATTACAAATGAAACGGACGTGACAAATTGAAAAATTACAAAAAAATTAAAAAATTTCTTGACAAAATGAAAAAATCGCAATTCATTAACAAATTGGATTATAAAATCGGTTTCAAATTTTGGAATTCGAACATCGTTGATTTTATCGCAACAAACAAAACAATTGACAAAATGGATAACATATTGTACACGCACATAATTAAACCGAAATCACAACGAACATTGACAAAATGTGACATATTGACAATTTGTGCAATATCATGGATACCGTGTATTATCACAATTGGAATAATTTTTCCAAAAATTATCGAATATTATCAATTCAATGACATGTCAAAAATTACCGATAAATGTATAATCGAATATGTTTACAAAAACGAAAATTTTGATAACGAATATTTTTGTCAATCGAAAAACGATAAAACAAAATTTTACATTTTTAATGAAAACACAACGCGCGGAATTGATAACATATATGTGAAACGACAAATTTGGATTGATGAAAACGGTGAACCGAATCCGAAAAAATATGAAAATATGAATTTAATAAAAATCGGTGAAAAACGGGAATAATTCCCGTTTTTTTATGCAAAAATAATTCTTGACAACACCCGCGCTAGTGTGTTATAATGAATTGATGATATTTTTTATTGTGGGTATATTTGAAACAATTCCGAATATTCCGAATATTGCAAACATTAGAAGCGAGTTTGTGAATCTTTTCACAAACTTTCTATTGTCACAATATTTGCAATTGTGTGAATTCTCTGACAATTCAAAATTCTCTGAATATTCGAAATTGTCGGAATTGTTTGAATATTGTGAACAATTTGAATTGTCCGAATATTTTGAAATGTATAAATATACATTTTTGAATATTGTGAATTGTTTGAATATTCGGAATTGTGCGAACATTTGAAATAATTTGAATTGTCAAACAATTGTGAATTATATGAATTTCATATGTAAAATATATACAATGACAAAATATGTATATGACAAATATATACAATTCATATGATGAAAAAATCATAAAAAATAATTGATTACAAGTCTTGTATTTTATTCCGATGTATGATTTCAACGATAAAACGATTTGAATACAATTCCCCGTGTAACGATTAAAAACGCGTAGTGACCCGTTTACGGGACAATTTTGATATGTTGACAAATTGATAAACGTATGAACCAACCGAATTGGTTTTAAAATACGAACACATGCGAACAAAATGTGTACATTTTGTGAAACCGTAAAAAACGTATTGAAAATTAATATTCAATATGATATTATTAATTTATCGGATATCACATATCCGAAATTTCATAATATGATTGGATTGATTACAAAATGACAAACGAAATCAAAAACACGGTAAACGGACAACAAATTGAAACGGATGACACAAACGAATATGCGGTTGACATTTGTTGGAATATGGAAAAAATGTCCGATGATGAATTGAAATCAACGTTCACCGAAATTTATGATTTATATCATAAATATGATGAACCGGAAAATTTGAATCGCACCGCGGAACATTTCCGGATTCAAATTGACATGATTGAAAATTATTGTAAACATATGCGCGGATTTACAAATTTTGAAAAATGCGAATAATCACACGAACCGGACGGTAAAACGTTCGGTTTTTTTATTTAAAATAATTGAATATATATTTTCAAAATGTATTGACATATGTTCATATTTTGATATAATTATATTAACGGATAACACGTTATCCGAATTACATAATATGAAACGGGGAAATTTTACAAATGACAAACGAAAAATTGAATAACGCACCGACACAATTGGAAACAACGGATTGGACAAACGGACACAATACATATTTTGTGTACAAACGGATGTTTGATTTTTATCACAAAACATCATATGCGCGTAATCATAAATTGATTGTCGTGCCGCCGATGCCGAAACGAAACGGTGGAAAAATGTTTTATTTAAACGGTACGTATGATAATCCCGCACCGAATACGGATGTTGAAACGGTCATAACGGACGATAAACAACAATTGAATACGGATGTACACGACACACCGGAAACACCGCATACGGACGAATTACGGACGATTACATATGATAACGGTCAACGTGATATTGCCGGGGATTTCAATAATCCCGAACATTTAATCAAAAAATCGTTTTTACATTTAAACGCAATGAAACGCGCACAAACATTATCGTTACAAACAAATGACGAATATACAAAATTATTCCATGAAAACATTATGTACCGCGAACAAAACGCATTGGAATTGTCATTACGGATTTTACAACAAAATATAAAATACAATAAATAATGATTGACGAACCGTATCAAATATGATACGGTTTTTCACGCAACATTTTTAATTATCGCAATATTTTGAATTGTCAGACAATTGCAATAACCCATCAATTCATTTTAACACGGGACGGGTCTTAATGTCAACAAAAATATGTTAAAAATAATTGAATATATATATTCAAAAACCGTTGTGCTTTCCGCGTTTTTGTTATATAATAAATATATCGAATAACACATTCGATAAAAAATTACGAAACGGGGAATTACAAAATGAACGCATTAAAAAACGCAATGAAAACGGTTGAACAAATGAACGGTGAAATTATCGCATTCGCACCGGAACACGGTGACACGGGAATATATACGGTGTTCGCGGTGTTTGAACAAAAACGGGAATATACGGTATATAATTACAATGCCGAATTCAACGGATTGTTTGCCGGATATTACACAATGATGTACGACCTCGCGCGTGACGAATTTGTTCGCCGGATGATGACAAAATAAATACTTGACACACCCTCCGGGGTGTGTTTTTTTGATTTGTCAAGAAAACAATTTATTATGAATATTATGAATTATCAGACAATTCAAACAATTATGAATATTTAAACAATTCAAAAAATTCCGACAATTTAATTGCTCGGTTGTGGCCCACAATGCTACAATTCAAAGTATGTGAAGCTGTTCACATACTCGCTTCTAAAGCTTTTAAATATTATGAATATTCCGACAATTCGGGCGCTCGGTTGACTTGGGGCAAGCGGGCTAAATATTGTGAATATTCCGAATTGCTAGCCAATTTACGAGGCTCGGTTGTGCTGCGGACTATGGGTCTAAAATAATTAAAAAATTGTCGTAATTTGATGTTTGACAACTACCAGTAGGTATGATATATTAATACTATCAAATACGAAGGGAAATGATACAAGATGAAACTGAAGAACATTTACAAAAAATCACTAGCAATGGCATTAATTAGAAGAGGTCATGATTTACAGCACACTATGAGAAATAGAGCTAATGAAAAATATCAGATTTTCGTTTTCGAACAAACTGCTCAGCTGACGAAAGATTTGCTAGATATCACTGGTCAAGATAGAATAGATAGAATTCAAGCTCGTAGAGATAGAATTATGCAACAGTTGAATAAGCAATTAGCTTAGGCTATCATGCCTAAGTTTTCTTTTTTGGCGTTTTGAATTATCTGAAAATTCCGAAAACTTGATTTCTCAGAACGCCAAGAAAAAAACGTCTTAACGTACTCAGGAAACCGTTGCAGGAGTAAGGTTTCTGAGCGATTCCCTTATAAGCAATAATATACAAATAGTCTTAACGTAAACACCGACCCAAAGGGGAAGGCGTTGCACCTACCGTACGCTAGTACGGGAGGTAAGGGGGTAGCTATGCTACACCCATAGTAGTAAGTGTAGTATAGCTGTATAGTACTACAGGTAGTACAGTAGCTATAGTGTACAGTGTGTATACATATAGGCACTACCACTACAGTACACTATAGTATAGCTACATACAGCTATAGTACTACTACACCACTACCACTGTAGCTATACATAGCACTACTACTTAGGTGCTTACAGACTGCGCTTAGTAGCACCATAGCTATACTGCGTATAGCTTATGCAACGCTTCCGCTTGCGCTTCAGTTATATAACTAATTACCACTCAAGCAGTATATATATAAATAGGATAAACTATTAGACCAGTAAATAATAAATATAAATAATAATTAAATAGGAATAAATACAAATCCATTCAGAAATATGAATGGGTTTTTTTTTGGTAGAGAGAGAAGAGG